GTTTTCTTCGAGAGACTTGAAAGCCTCTCCAACGTCCATAAGGATGTCTTTCCCGGACCGGAGCGCACCATTTGCGTCTGTCTGGGAAACACCGATGGATGCCAGGGCCGCCTTAACGGGGGCGGAGTCCTCTATCAACTTTAGCAGCCCGACCTTGAGGGCGTTGGCCGCCTCGGACCCGCTTCCGAATACTTCGATGATTGGAGTCAGGAGCCCCGCCGATTCCTCGAAGGAAAACCCCATAAGATTCGCAATCGGGGACAGTTCCGCCATCCCCGTTCCGAGTTCCCGGACGTTGGTTGCGTACTTATTGGACACCTCATTCAGGATGTCCGTCAAGCGGGCGGCTTCCTCTGCGGGGGCCTTGAACCCCTTCAGGGTTCCGACCAGGATACCGGACGCCTCGGCAGCATCCAGGTCCCCGGCTATCATTAAATCAAGGGAGGCCGCCGTGAGGTCAATCGCCCCGGATAAATCAAATCCGGCCTGCTTAAAGGCGGCCATCGACGACAGGACGGCGGAACTGGAAATGCCATACTTAGAGGACAGGTCAAGGGCCGCTTCCTGGGCCTCCTTCAGTCTGTCGGATTCCTCCCCGAGGACCTTGTTCAGATCGGCGGACGCGGCCTCGAACTCAATGGCTTTTGTTACGGAGTAGGCTAAACCTCCGACAGCCAATGCGCTAAGGGCGCCTTCTGTGGCAAGAACCCCCTTGGCGAGAGTGGCGAATGGCTGGGCGATGTTCTCGATGACCTGCCCGGCCTGACCGACCACGTTGAAACCAGTGGCGAGGCCGCCCAGTTTCTCTGACATCCCCTGGATGGTGGAGGACAGGCGATCATCACCGCTGAACAGTATCTCTATGGTTTTCTGGACATCAGCCATTCAGGAGCATCTCCTTGTTACGCTTTGCCCGATTCGGCACTTGCCGGAAATAGAAGGAATCCTCCAACTCTCTCGCCGCCCCTGCCCAATCATCCCGGCGGACGGCCTCAAGCATCTTCTTGAACCCCTGAAGGCCCTTCTTGCCAAGGTTGAAGGCAAGGTCAATGAGGGCGGCCCGGCGGTTATCGGATATGTAATCAATGGAGGGAACGAGGTCACGGACGGCACTTTCAGCGGCGAAATAATCATCCTCAAATAGATGCTCCGCCTCTTGCCGGGAGATCCCCCTGGCCGTCAGGTTCCGTCCATAGCCGATGGTGAGTTTTCCCGATGTGCAGAGGTAGGGCTTCAACCGAAGCCCCTCATTCTGCTTAATGTAGTCACGGGGATTCATTTCTTATCCCGTAAATAGGACTCAATATCGTTCAGCTTCGAGAAGATCCGGTCCATCTGCTTCTCGTTGTCGGTCTTGAGTTCGGTCAGGGATGTAGCCAGTTCCTGTTTCGTCGCATACACAGTCGGAAGATCCCGCACTTGGCAGAATGTCCAGACAAGGACGGCCCCGATAACCAAGAGTTTGATGATTTCAGTAAGGTTCCCGTTGAGTTTCTGTCTGAAGGTTTGGATCATCCGTCCATCTCCGCTTGAATTGTGGCACTCATCGTGCTATTTCCGGCGATGGATGGCAGCGGGTTTCCGCCCTCGGCGTGCCGGCCGGGGCGGGGGGCCGTCAACCCCCCGTGTCATCCTTTCCCTAAAACATCCGGTAAATCCGGTTGACCAGCTCCATGAACGCCCGCCAGAGCCGGGTCAGGATTCCCTGCTTCATTTATTCCCACCCGTGATGGATGAAATGACGGTGTTCGTCAGGCCCTTCCTTTCCATTGTCCGGCCCATGATCCAGACACCGCACACGCCGCCCCAGGTCCACCAGAACTCTTCCGGCAGGGTGAGGGATGGGAAGTCGGTTATGGGAACGCCCTTAAAGAACGAGGCGAGGGGGAGAAAGACATGGACGAGAAAGATGAAGGCAAGCCCGGCATAGACGATGGTTGGCCTCGCCCTCTTGGTGAACAGGTCGCCCTGTTGCATTTCGGCAACCATGACATCCTTCTGCGCCGCCGTGACTATGTTCTCCCGTGTTTGGAGAAGTGTCTGAAGTTCCAACTCCTTCGCCGCCTTCTCTGCGGGCGGCATATCGGGCGGGAAGAATCGGTCAACTATGCTCTTGGCAAAATCGGCAATGCTGCCGATGCCCGTCAAATCCATGATGCCCTCCTATCCCCCGCACTGCCCACAGTCGATAATCTCGCTGTCAATGGCGATGTAGTCCAGCACTTGCCCCTTGTATTTCACGACGATAATGTGCCGTCCGGGAGTCTTGGCAAGAAGGGTCGTTTCGGTTCCCTGCCCAAGCAGACCGTCGAGGGACGAATACCATTCGGGGAGGGCTTTGATCGTGGGGTTGTCGGGGATGAATTTCGCCGCCAGCCCCGCCGAGTAATCCTGAATACGCCCACCAATGCTGGTAAAATCTGCAAAGACGAACTTATCCCCAGCCTTCGGTGATTCGATCTTCCCGGTGTACTGAAGGGGTTTCGGGGACGAGCCAAACGATTCCTCAAACCTTGCAATCTTGGCCTCCGGGGAAATGGCTTCCTCAAGGGCCGTGATACGGGCCTCCATCCTGTCCAGTTGTGCCTTAATCGCTTCCATTGAGTCCTCCATTATGTATCTATACTTGAAAAATCCATACTGATTTCATAGGTTACGGTTAGTTGTGCTCCATTGGCAACGGCTACGGGGGAACCGAGAACGTCGCGGGCTAGGAGAACATAATCATCTGTGTTGTATCGGCATAAACCCATAAAAGCAATCAAACCAACCTCATTGATTTCGATAGAATCTCCAGAATTATTATTAAAAACTCTTGAGTGTGTAGCTGTCCATACGTGATCAGCTATAGCTACAACTGGCAGAGACATTGCATTATATACGAGCTGTCCAACCCCAACACCATTTTCTACTTTGGCCGCAAGATTATAATCATCCAAGGAAAAGGCAGCATTGCTTGTTCCAACTACCAATCCTTTTGTACTAACCGCAGTACTACAGTAATAGCCATAATTACCCCAAGATATTAAAGGCCAATGAGCTCCACGTGTTGCCGTACTTGAAATGGAGCCACTTGTTTGGCGTCCAGACATATAACCAGCTCCAAAACTGCCGAGACCATCTGCATCAGCATTTCCACTAAAACAAAACCAAGCATTCCACATATTCCGTGTCCAACTGTGCCCCTCTTCCCGTTGGTCACAGAGGACAATGCCCTCTTTCTCCACCTTCATCCCAACGTGAAGCCTCGGCATAGTCATCACGCCGAGCTTTCGGGATGCCTCATCTATCTGATTCCAAAGTTCCTTTCTTTCGTTTGGATCTAATACTTTCATTTATGCCTCCGTCCATTTTGCGTATAGTGTTTCCGCCTCAGCGGGCATTGCAAAGGTTTCATCGGCGTCGTAATCCGTACCGCCACCGTCAGCCTGTGTGTTCCAGCAGGAAAGCACATAACCCGACCTTACAAAATAATCGGCCTCCAAAACATAGTAAGTCTCCCCGGGTTCTACCCAATCATCAAAGAAATCCTCACATGATTCTGCCATCTCGATTTCATAAACATAGGTACGTGAGCCATAGCAATTTACAATATACAAACGGTAATAACGATAAGCCGTGTCGTTGTAAAAATGGAAGGTCTGCCACCCGCCGCCGTTTTCAAAAGTGTCCGAAATTAGATTATCCCAATCAGAGTCGTTATTTGACCCCTGAAAGATAAAGTCCTTCGGGGAATACGAGCCGAGATATACCTTCAGTTGGTGAATAGCCTTCGTAACCCCCTCACCGAAGTCATATTTCCACCACTCGTCGGTGACACCACTTGCCATCCAATAATTGCCCGTATTGCCATCACAGGCTCCGCCTGCAACATAAGAAGAATACGTTGAACTCGCAGATGGCGTTCCACCGCTTAAACAATTAACCGAGGCATCCGCCCCATTGCCATCATACAGAACCCGATACCTAAGGAGGGTGTCCGGTGTAATCGTTGGCATAGCAAGGCAGGTCAATCCTGAATCCGGTTCCGCTGTTACGGGGGTCTCGGCAACAACAGAAGTGTCCGGGGTGATCGTCGGCATGGAGAGGCAGGTAAGTTCGGTGTTGAACGTCGGGGCCATGTCAACGCTTTTCGCCGCCAATATTCCAAGAAACGCTACGTTCATGTTAAGCCCCCGCCGTCCAGGTGCCCTGACCCGTTTGGGCGATCCAATCGTAGGTGTCAGGGGATTCGCCCGTCTGGAACGAAAAGAAGGTGATAAAATTGCCGACAGATGGGGTGACGATGGCCGATTGCCCATCAGTTCCCGCAACGCCGTCAAGGTAGATTTTATCCGAGGTGTCCGCCGTGACCTTCCAGGTGTTACCACTCGGAGCCGTCGCCATGACCGCCACAAAGGAATACCCCGCCGCAGCGGTAGGGAGCTTGATCTGAACATCCTCCGCCCCCTGCCCGAAGTTAGTCAGGACGGTTCCGCTCACCTGCGCCGCCGTCAGGGTCGGGGAGGTGATGGAAGATGAACAGTCGATATAGGTGAGCAGTTTGTCGGCCTTTGCGGATATATCCCCGCCAACGTCGCTTTCCTGCTTCGTCGAAACGGCAAGGTTCCCGTTGACATCGAACTTAGCGAGGTAGTCGGTCGGGGCGGGACTCGTAGCCACCTTGTCGGCCTTCCCGGTGAGATCGACGGTCCCGGCCACCTGCGTAATGGTCGCCGCCTTCGGGGTGCCGGATTGAGTGATAAGGAGTTTGTCCGTCCCGCTCACGGACTCGGCGGCGGCGAGTTCTTCATCTATATATTTATTGATTTTCGGCATTTCTATTTGCTCCCTTTCACTTCATCCAGCCATCGGTAGTACCGTTCCCACAGAAGGATTTCCTCCTGTGTCAAATAGCCCTGCGGGAACAGGTCGGGCCGCACTTCGTAAAGGAATCGCCCTTTCTGGTACGACAACGACAACGAGGCCCGAACGTCCGCCATCTCCCAGAGGGCCGCTATTTTCCCGCTTCATGCCCCTGCCCCGTGAGGATCGTGATCGCATTGGTCAGTTGGAAGAACTCAACCGGGAACGCTGAACAGAATTTGACCACGGCAGGGCGGTCCAGTTTCGGTTCCACGGACCCGATGACCAGCATCTCGATCCGCTTCACCGCCTCGTCGGGAGGGGTCGTTCCCCCAAGCCCGATGGCGGCCCGGACTGCCTCGATCATCTCCTGTTTGTTCCCGGTCGCCAGCCCTTCAGCGATGGCCTCGGCCCTCTTGTATGCCTTCGGAGCCTCCTGGACCCGGGCAAACTCCGGCCCGGTGAGGCCGCGCACGACAAACACCGGGTCGGAGCCCTCGGGGAAGAAGGAGGCAAGGGCGGGAAGGGTTACCTTGCTTTCACGGGGGGAAAACTGAGTCCCCATGAACTTATCGACATCGAAAGACATTAGCTGGCCCTTTCCTGCGCCGCTGAAACGGCGGAGACGGTGCAGTTCGCCTGGATGGAATCACCGGCCGGAAAGGTTCTGGAAATGCCGAGGGTTCCCTGCGCCAGGACGTAGGGGGCGGAGTTCCTGTCCGGGTAAAATTTGAACCAGAGTTTTTCATTCTTGAGGGTCAGGATGTTTTCTGTGACCCCCGTTTTCAGGAACGCCCTGAACGACCCCTGGTTGATGGAAGCCTCCGAGGAGCCGAGAGCCCCGCCGTAAACGGTGGTGCTTTTCTGGCTGTGACTCGTTTCCGGGGGGATGAAATCGCTCACCGGGTCGAGCATGGCGAAGACGGGCGTGTAATACTCGATATACACCTGCTTGTAGGTGGCCGGAGAGCCCGCATGGACGGCGGGGAGGGCTTCCACGAGCTGAATGTAGCCATATCCGCCGTTCTCGCCTTCGGGGTATTCGGCCCAGGTGGGATAGTCCCACCGCTCCTGCGATGAACCAACGACCTGGAAGATCTCGGCGGCGGTCACTTCGGCGGGGGTAGAGGAATTGAGCTTAACCTGGCCGATCTCGATGGCCCCGGCGGTGATGAGGGGAGGGCCCCCTTCCGCTCCGCGGGTCGTGGAGAAGCTCGCCCCTTCCGTTCCGGCCAGGCTGACCAAGGTGCCAGAGGAATTGACGATGATGCTCACGATGATCTTTAGTCCGGTCGGGGATGCGCTCGGACGATCCAGGGAGCCGACCGACGCGGCGTCCACGGAGGTCAGGACCCCTGCGAGGTAGCAGGTCAGGGCGGCGACATCCACGGAGTCACTCGTCCCGACATCCGGCGTAATCACGCCACCCGTAATAAGGCCGTCAGGACGGACGGAGGCCTCGAAGCCCGACCTGTCCGACCACACGGCGGCGGATGCGGTGGTGAATTTCTTGTGATCCCCGCTGTCCGTCATGGCGACATTGGACACAAGGGTCTGTCCGGCCTCGTAATACAAAGAGGCGTTGGCTGCGGTGTTGGCTTTTCCCATTTTTCATTTCCTCCTTCAAAATAAAAAAGGCGCCGGTGGATCGCTCCAACCAGCGCCTTAATTTCTGCCTTACCGGGACGGCCATCCCGGAACCGTTGTCAATTATCGAAAAGAGCTACCTGTAATTCTCCGCTATCCACCCGGCCTTAAAATCCCACGGCTTGGGTTTGCCGTGGAACATGACCACCCGGCAATTCTCGCCGGGAGCGTCATGAGGGTTCATCTGGTGCATTTTGTATGATCGGCACATGGCATCCTGCAACAGGTCAACGTCCCTCTGAAAATTCCGATTGATAAATCCCTGCTGGCTCACGCCTGTCCCATTCACCCCGAGCGCAATCAAAAAATACTTCCAGATATGAACCATCCGGCCCCTGGTCATGAGGATTATTGAACTGTTTCCGTGCCTTGACTTCTCGGTCTGTGGCGGATACATCCCCACGGGATAATCCCGGATCATGGCATGATGGGACGGGAACCGCACCAAGTCGTCCAGCGAGCCGGTGATAACCACGTCCAGGTCGAGGAACAGAATCCGCTCCGTCTCCACTCCGAGAGGCCGTTCCTGGTAGAGGTTCATCTTCCCCCACCAGCCCGTCAGCCCGTGTTCTATCGGGTAGCACTCCACGACTGGATTAATCCCGCTGTCATCGTCGGTGTGACAGATGAAGTCATAATGCAGGGACAGGTTGCGACTGACCATGTTGTAGAGGACGTTGACCCGCTCCGGCCCGTATTTCGTCCCCTGCTTCAGACAACAAACCGTCAACGCCTTCATACCAGCCTCCATTCAAAGGGGCCGACATGAAGGACGGGTTTTCTGGTTTTTACAGAAATCATCAGGGCTTGCTTGTCCTCGTTTTCGATGAACAGCTTGTATTTATCATCGGAATAGACCTCTGCCTTAAACCTCTCTATCCCGTAGGACCTTCTCTCCTCCGGCTTCCGAAACGGCATCATCACAAGGCGGCCATATTTGACATGATGAAGGGCCAGCCATTCCTCCGTCTGGGGGCGGTATTTTTCCAGCCTCCCGGTGACGATTGCCCCGACCTTCACGGACGGGATATGCCAGGGCCGGGCGGACCGGAGAAAGTCAGCATACCTGGGGCCGTCATCGTTGCACCCAATGGGAACGTCCTCACAGATAACCCCATCCATATCGATGCATGATTCCTGCATGATGTCGTGATGAAAGACGTTCCACTCAAAGATCCGGGGCTGCGGGAGAACACGGAAATAATGGTCCACGTTTGCGCTTTCGTCAGCGACATAGACGGCGGCGGTCCTGTATTTCTGGTCCTTGAGGGCGTGTTTCGCCTTCGCCATCGTCCCCCCGAAATTATAGGAATCGTCAACGATGAGAAATCCGCCGGCGGGGGTTGGGGTCTGCTTCGCCTCCCAGGTCGTCAGGGCGGGAACATTCCATTGCTTCGCCAGCATGGTCGCCGGGAGCATCCCCGACCGCTCCACCCCCACGACAATGCCGGGACGGCGTATGGACATTGACCAATCCCTCACGTCCCTTGCCAGTTGGGGGTAAGATATGAAGTTCATCACTTCACCGCCGTTACAGCGAGATCGATTTCCGGGTGTTTTGAGGCCCCCCGGACGGGTGCGCCGTCCTGAATTTTCCTGAATCCGGCATCTATTAAACAGTCGAAAAGAAAATTTCTATCGAATACCGCGTGATGCTGGCACCCTTCCTCATCATTCCGGGCATAGATCACGCCATTGATCCATTTCATCAAGTCGCCGTCCGGATTGTTCCATTTCCAATCACTTGCCGGTTCTCTCATGATATAGGCGCAAATCAGCTTACGGAAGTCGGGGACGTGGAGCTCCAGTACACCGTCGGGCCTCAGTACCCGATAGGCCTCTTTCAGGGCATCCACCGTCTTGAACCACCAGAGATGCTCAAGCGTATGGGAGGCGTAAATGAGGGACACGGATTCATCCTCGAAGGGAAGGCGTTCAGACCAGTCGGCAATATGATCGACAAGGGGACCGGGCACCATGTCCACAGTCACCCAATTATGGCCGATCTTGCTCCATCTTGGCCCGATTTCTACCTTCATGCTTCCTCTCTGCAAACAAAGATATACCGCCGCTTGTGTTCCGTCGAAACGAGCCGCTCCACCTGGGGCCAGAACTGCTTGAACTTTTTCAGCCACCATTCCGGGCCCTCTTGAATCGTGGTGTAATTGATCCCGAGCCTCATGTCCGCCCAATCGTAGACCTGAGTGAACAGGTTGTGGCAGGTGACGCGGATGGACCGGAGAATGTCGTCCAGTCGGTCCGGGGGAACGCACATGAGAACGTCCACGCAGTAGCCCCAATCGGCAATCGGAACGTCTATGGGGAGGTCCCACAGACACGCCTCGATGAAGTTTACCCTTGATTCCCCGCCCATTACGAGGGCCAGGGCCTCTTTCTCAAGGGCGTTGGTGGCCAGGTCGATCATAGTCACGGACACATCCGGGCGGAGTTTTTTTATCGCCACAACCGGGCGACCGGTTCCGGAACCGTATTCGTTGATGTGCGCCCCCTGTGGGACATATTGAAGAAACCTGGGGGCGAGCCTCTGCCCGGGGCTTCCCATGCGGTACTTCCCTTGCCCCGCCGGGTCCCATGCCCGCTCAAACCGCTCTTTCCACTCTGCCGTCAATGCATCCATTCTCTCTCCTATGCCATAGTGTCGTACCCGTCGCCGGGTTGTAACTTTTTCGCAATAAGGTATTCCGCCTCATGTTTCATGTGGCCATCCAGTCGGGCGCCGACCTTCTCCTGCCAGGCCGAATATGGCCCCGGATCACCGAGGTAGTCCTGTATCCTGGGACCGTATCGCTTCCGCACGGGGTAGCGGTATTTTTCCGGCAACTTCGCATAGGGGATCTTCCGGAGGGGTCGGCCCATTCGCATCGCTCCCTTCCTCGCCCCGACAAACTTCTCGCCCGTCTTCTTGCCCGTGGCCACGAACATATAGGGGACGGTCTGCCTTAGCCCTGTTCGCAAGATCTTGAATGACGCGCCCTTCGTTGTCTGTCTGGCCTCAAAGTCGATGAGAGGGACGGATTTCCCTTTCGTCAGAACCTTGACGGACAAACGGCCCCTGGCGGCCTTCTGGGGGATCTCGAAACTGGACCGGATACGGGTCTTTGTCAGATTATAATGGTCGTATAGGATCTGCACCCCGTCAGTTCTCGCGCCTGCGAGGGTCTTATTGATCGCCCGGATGAGGACCGTTTCGGTGCCGTTCTTGATGTAGCTCAAGAGGGAATAGCAGTCATCCAACTGCATCTTGTTTACCTGTATGACGACAGCGGCTTCAGCCATTCAGCCATTCCTCCGTCGGTTCCCCGATGAGATCCCGGGTCCAACCGGAACAGGACCGGACATTGTCTTTTATGAGGTCCAGGCGGGAAGTCCATCCCCGGTGAAAGGATTCATACTTCTTGTCGCCCGTCAGGGGGCAACCACAGCAGATGATTCTATTGTATCCAAGTTTCAGGGCCGTCAATATCCCGAGCATGGCCGACGATCCGGAGGGCTTGCCATTCAACGGGGTCACGATGTCCACGCCGGGACGCTTCTCATGTGAAATGGTCCGCCAGTCCGTGTTTCCACCGGCCTTCCTACGCCTTTCGGTCGTCTGTTGAATCTCCGCCGGGTGATGGGTCGCCATGTACTGGACATGGCCCAGGTACTTTTCAACGCTGTCTAATCCGATCAGCATATAGTCGGCCTCCATCGGGGGCAGGGAGGCCAGGTCTTCCTGGGTGCATGGGGCGGAACCGACGACAATAAGAGGGTTCATGTCGCCTCCTGGCTCGTCGGATCACCGATGACGGTAGTGTATTTCACCGTCAGGACAATAAAAGCCCCGACAATGGATTCATCCACTTCTGGATATCCACCCGTCCCGCCTTCCGTGTATCCGATATCGTCCATGTAATCGGGGGACATCGACCAATCGGGCGCGGAAAAGCACTTAATTAGGTCGCCCATAACCTTCTCGGCGGCCACGGAATCGTCGTCCTCGCCGGGCTCAACCATCCCCTCCACCCGCACGGGCATAACGTGTTCATGGTATCCATACTTCCGGGAGACGGTTTCCTGTTGCGGAAGGATCACGACAGCGGGAATCTCTGTTGGGTCAATTGCCACTCTCGCCCGGATGACGTTGTCGGCATACTCGTAGTTGTATCCATTCGCCACGCTCATCGTTTCTGCGCGGGTAACGAAGTCCTTGATGATTTGCTCCCGGATCGTGTCCGCCACTATTTCACCGCCATCTTGACCGTGAATCCGTCGTTCTGAATGACCTTGAGAACCGTGTATGTCGTTTCGTCATAAAGGAATGTCGCCCCCCTTGACGGTTCGGCCTCAACGTCCTCGAGGAGTATTTCGATCTGCGTTCCGGTCTGCCATGTCTGGGCCGTCAGGTCTCCCGGTTCAAACTGAACGTCGAAGTCAATAAAGATCTTCAGTTCAAGGGGGTCGCCCAGGACCGGGGTATAAGTGGCGTCCTCCCCCATGTCCGTGAAGATCTCCGGGAGGGCTTCCGCTATTTCAGACCGGATACCCATCAGCTTGCGTAAAGAACCCGGCCATCGTCCCCCCTAAGCGGCTGGCCGTTATCATCCAAAAGGGGAGCGGACCCCGGCTCCACAAGTTCGGGAGGCACCAGGTAAACCTGTTCAAGAGCCGGGATCTGGAGGGGTCGCTCGTCCATTATTCGTTACTCGTAATGATGACCGTGTAAGTCTTGGCCGCATCCAGGCTGGTCGGCGTCAACTTCCACGAATCGACATAAAGATTGTCGGCCCGATAAGCCGCCGCCGTATTGAGGGCGGTGAGGTCAATCGGGCTTCCCTCGATTTCGACGTAACCAGTTGACCCGGGGGACCTGTATTCGATCTTCAGCGTCCCGCCGGTCGGCTGCGCCGATACCTCAATGGAAATCTGGTGGTTCGGCAGGTGCTCATGACCCCGATTCCCGAGCGTAACCGACCCGTCTTCCAGGGTCTTTGCCGATGCTTTCAGGACGTGATTCTTGTACATGGCCCCCTCCTTCGCTTACGCAGCAGCCCTCAGAACCATCCAGGAAATGATGTCATCGGCTGTCGGGGCCGTATCCGTGGTCAGGGTGAAAGAGCCGGGGGAGGTCGTGATTGTGTAGGAGACAAAATTGACCTTGGGACTCCCGCCATTCGTTTTTATCATGGCGATCACGATGTCCGTTTCAGCGATTCCGACGCAGGTGATCTCCGTGGTGGTATCGGGAGAAGGAGAGGCGAGGATGGTTTCATTCCCGGCGAACTTGACGAGGTAGGCGGGGGTGATCCCGCTGTCCAGGTGTTCGAGGGAAACGGCATCATCCGCGATCTTGGTTCCGTCAACGGCATCGGCGGCGAGCTGGGCCGTATCAACGCCGAGGGCCTTCACCTGAAGCTGAACCGGGGAAGCACAGACCTCGATGGTGGTGTCATCCACGGCGGGGGTCAGGGCGGTTCCGGCACCACCGGAGAGACCGTCACCGAGGGCGTTTGCCAAGATGGACCCGGCACCGACCGCATCGGGGGCAGGCCACTTGAGGACATTGATCGTCGCCGTTTCGCCGGTGGTCACCGTTTCCAGGGCGTACCCGAAGAAAATCTTTGAGTCGTCTTTCGAAAGGGCATCCGGGCTCTGTCCGGTGTCCCAGTAGAGCCGATCCCAGACCGCAACTGCGGAATTTCCATCGGCATTTTTCGCCACAACCGAGAGGTCGTAGACGGCGGGACCGACATCCACGCTCGCGTAACCCGATGTGCTGTCCCTGTCGGTCAAGAGCACGACCGGGAACTTGCTTCCGAGAAGATCAATCTCCCCGGAGGTCTTGCTTGCGGTCACGGCAACATTGAGATACTTGCCTTCTTTCATAATCAAGTTGTCAGCCATTGCTTGTTCCTCCTGAATTTGACCGGGCAAACAAAAAGGGCTGCAGTTAGTGAGTTGGCACCAACTTGCCGCCCTTTGTTATTTCTTGCGTCCCCCTCAGGTTGGCCGACCTTCGGGAGAGCCCGGATTTTAGCTGTTAAAGATCGTTTTAGGTCGCGGTCCCTTCGTTCCGATAGAGACCCCGATAATCCACGGCCTTCGCGCCGGCATCGATGCGAACCTTGTATTCCACGCCGTCAACAGACCAGCCCTGCTTTGTTTCCATGTACGGGGACTGAACCCCATTCAGGAAATACACATTGACCGTCTTCCCCTTCGGCCCGGCCAGATACCACGCATCCTCGGAGTCGTCATCGAGACGGGGATCATAGACCCGCGTGAAATAACTCCCGGCATAGGGGTTGACCCTTGTACCGGCGAGAGAACTGTCGGTGGCGACGGTTGACTCATCGGTGAACCGCTCGCTCCGGAAGAACACCTCCGCCTCGCCCTCTATGGCGATGGGGGCAATGAAATACTTGGGCTGGATGTTCAGCCTCTTGAGGCCCTGAAGGTCTTTCTGGGCTTTCATGGCCCGGATGCCCTCCGCAATCGCGGCGACATCGGGGTGAACCTGGTAACCCGACCCAGCATCGTTGGCGTGGGTCGTCTCGTAGAACAGGGTGACGGAATCACCCATGGCGGCGTTGGCCGTCAGGACCGCATAGGGGAGATCCCCGACCTTCCGGGCGGCAGCCTCACCGTGTGCCTGGGGAATGGTCGTCAGGGCGGAGAGGTCGTCGTTGATGATGGCCTGACGGGAAATGGCGAACAGCTTCCCATAGGTGGCGATGCTGAACGTCTCTTGCGCCTCGGTTCTCTTGCCGTATTTGTATTCCTCCATCTCCGCGATTTCTTCCAGGTCGGAAGCCTCGCTGACACGGGGGAGGTAAACCGTCTTGAAATCCGGCACGGAACCGGTCCCGCACCAGATACTCCACGTTTCATTCGCCCCTTCCCATCCCTGGAACAAGGACTTGTTGGCGACATTCGCCAGGAGATAGGGGAAGTCATCCGTCACCATGGCCCGGCCCACCATCTCGTAGGTGTTGCCGTAGTGACTCCGACCGGACCTTTTCAGGCACTCACGAGCGAGTTCGACGAGGGTGAACCCCCGCAGTTCCGCGGCACCGATGGCCGGTTTATCCACAGCCACCCCACCACGGAGCAGGAGCCCGTCCTCGGCGGCGGCCCGGAACTTTTCCCGATCCGAAATGCCGACTTCAGCCCCGGAGTATTTCGGGGGCTCTGCGATTCTTTCCATGAGTTTGTCCATGACGGCCTTCCTTGCCTCGTCCACGGTCTTTCCGCTGACGATGAGTTCCCGCGCCATGTCCTCGCATTTATAGTGGGTACAGATGTCGTCGATTTCACTGATACGCTTCCGGTCCTCACCGACCGCATCACGCCTGATCTTGTCAACGTCCACTTCTTCCGCCTTGGGTTCAGGCTTCGGTTCCTCTTTCTTGCCGAGGGTTTCCATGTAGGCCCATGCCTCCTCCTCGGTGGCGTCCTTCTCCAGTCCGCTTCTTTCCAGAAAACTTCTGAGTTTTTCGTCCATTTTTGTATCCTCCGATTTATCGATATTCGTTCCCTCGTTCCGTGCTTTGGCTCCTTGATCGGCGCCAATAGGCACCGCCGAAAGCTCCCGGATCGACCATTTAGTGACCACCTGGAGCGGCCCCTTGAAGGTTCTGCCGTCAATCTCGGTCGTCTTGCCGTCCTCGATCCATTTTTTCCTCATCACCCGGTAACCAACGGAAAAGTCTGTCAGGTGGCCCTCGCGGATCTTCTGGGCCGGGCCTTCGCCCTCCGGGGTCTGGGAAAAATACGCCTTGCCGATCAGCTTACCTCCCTTCGCGTCCATCTCACGGAAAGATCCGATGACGGAACGGGTGGAGTAGCGGTCATGGCTGTCCAAAAGGACAACCTTGCGAGTCTTCGGCATTTCGAGTCCGGACATAAGAAGCACTTCGTTGACGAGGCCCCGGTCCCAGTCCCAAACCGTTACCGGGTCCTCCGTCGCGCCGATCACCTCGACGGAACGGGTGTCGTCGTCCCATGCTATCGGCCCCCCGTCTGTCCCGACGATGGGAGCCGCCCTGTAATTCAGTTCTTGTTCTTTTGGAGGCATCTGTTATTCCTCCTCACTTTCCTTGTTTATCGCCGCGGGATTATTGCTCACGGCGGTTGATGGCTTGACAAATTCAAGGCCGTACTCCTTCGCCATGTCGCGGGCGGCCTTGATCTCACGATAGATGTCCTCAAGGTCCCTGCCACGTTCCCTGGCGACTTCCTGCTGGCTCTTGAGGCCGTAATCAATTGACTCGATCTGGCTCTTGGATTCGCGGAGCGGGTCAACGGCTACCATTCCAGGGGGCTGCCATTCCCGTTCCCAATAGAGCCGGGGGTTGTTAAAATATCCGGGGAGAGTGATCCGCCCCGAAAGAACTGCCATATCCAAGAACGCCCGGAACACCGGGTCGCAGAATTGACGAATGTGGCGGACGGCGATGGGCCGGAGCATCTGCGACCAGTCGTTCCGGCAAATACGGGCCGTGCTGAAATTAAGCCCCTGATAATCCCCCGTCAGGAGTTCATAGGGTACTCCCGTCCCGACGGAGAGCATGGTCAATACGAACTTGACGAAGGGCTGGAAGGTCGTTCCGGGCCGCTCATGCTTCGCAATATCCACCCTCTCCCCCGGCTGGAGATACTCAATGATGGCGTTCTCCATTTCTTCCAGGGGTTTCGTCACGCCTTCGGAATTCTCCTCGTAGGTGAGGCGGCCAGACTGCATTCCGGCTGGGTCCGGGGTCTCGATGAAGGCAAGGTATTTCGCCGCCAGTTTCGCCGCATCGATCTCCGCTCCCATGTAGTTTTCAAGGTCGTCGGCCAGAATGACGGCGGGGGCAAACGGGGAAACGCCCCTTAATTGCTGGGGACGGACGGTATCGAACCCATGAATGACCTGGGACGCACGAACCACTGTAACGTTCCGGTAATCGTCCGGGTCTGACAGATGATAGGCGAGAACCTCGCCCGTGGCTTCCAGGTATTCAATGCCCTGCTTTAGCATCCCGCCAAACTTCGGATTGGAGTTCTCTGTCAACCAGTCGGCCTCATAGAGGGACAGGGAAAAGGGGACGTAACGGCCCTTGGGGTAGGCTTTGACGAGAATGAACTCACCGGACTCAACGTCCTGGCGTTTCATCAGCCGCATGATCTCGTCAAAGTGGAGCTTCCCGGCGGTGTCGGCTTCTTCCTTCCACCACTTCCAGGAATCCTCAATGGCGGTGATGGCGGCTTTGTTCAGGTCGCCAGACTCGGTGACGGCCCGGCTCTGGAACATGATTCCAGGCCCGACGACGTAATCAACCACGCAATTTATGGCACGGGCGAAATAGGGAAAATCTCTGACAAGCTGACGGACCCTCTGCCGGATGGCGGGGCCGGAATTGGCGATAAGGTCATTAAGGCCACCGGGAACAACGGTCCACCCCCCGGAGAGCCTGTGGGATTTGGCGGCGGCGTATTGCTCCCGCTTACCCTTCCGGGAGCCCTGAAGCCACGCCCTGTAATACTGGCGACGGGCGGCACGGGCCGGGGACACCTGCTCCACGACATAATCGATGAACCGGGAGAGGGGCGTCATGTCGTCGTCCTCCCAGCCTGCTTGCCATAGGTCCGGCGGTAATAAGCCCCGGTCTCCGACTGGTACTCCGACAGCACCCTCCGCCGCTCATCACAAAGGGCTTTGTACTGCGCCCGATATAACTGCATATCCCCTTTACCGAGAGACTGGGCTGAAAGGACCTTGGAAATAGCCGTGTCGATTTCCTCAAGTCGTTCTTGGTGGGTTTTGATTGCCAAGCGGTCCTCCTGCTTACGCAACCATCATAACCCCGGTTTTTTGGCCTTCCGCGAAAATCCACGAAAATCCACGAAAATCGGCAAGAATCCACGAAAATCGGCGAAAATCGGCGAAAAACTGCTTGACAGACCATTTCAGGAGGTCGGAAAGGGGGTCACTTTGCCCGGTTTTTCCGGGCCGCTTTTGGGCCTTCCAGGAGGCGGTCAACGACCCTCTCCGGAAGTCCGGTCTGCCGGAGGGTAAAACGGGTGTACCACTCGTCGGCGGCGTCCGAATCGACACAGACACACCCGCGATCCCCGGCGCTTTTCGTGTAGGGGAACTCGTAATCCTTCATCCACCGGCGGATCGTGTCTCGCTTAATCAGCCCCTTGAAATGTTTCTCAATCTCATCCCACCCAATCAGCTTCATTACCACCTCGTCACTCGTTTTTCGTCCCGCCTCATGGCAGGTTTTTTCTTCTGTTCCTGTTTCGGCCTTCTCGGCGCGAGAAGGTTCACCCCGCCCCCGACCCATTGCGGCTGGGCGCATGAGATAGCCAATATCTCACAGTCAAGATAGTGATTGTCTCGGCGGACCTTGACCCACTCCGCCACGCCTTTCTTGTCAAGTCGCTTTTCCTCGGCCATCACCTGGTCGAAGTAAGTCCGCTCCGTTTCGGCGTGGAGGTAAAGGGCATTGGGGCCACGCTCTATGGCCTGGTCTATACCGTAGTGAAAATAATCCTTCATGGCATCCGTGTTGATCGTTGATATCCTGAACCAATTCGGAAGGGCCTTCCCGGAGGGTGTCTGCATTAGGGGCTCCCCCGGGCGGAACCTGGTCGACATGGCGGACGAGGCCCCCTTTGTTCCATACAGCGCCGGGCCTTTTCCCATGTTTCGGACGATCCACCAGTAAGACTCCTCCGTTATGGTCAATTCATCCTCGCCCT